CGCCGCCTGGCCCACGCACGGGCCAACCGATCAATGCGGGCGCAGCTACTCAGTCGCGGGTGAGAGCCCCGCCGTCCGCTCCCGTGTCTCCGGTCCTGCACCAGCAGGATCTTCGCCGCCCCTCGCATCCATGCGCCGGGCGGCTTTCTTTTTGCCGAGGTATCACATGAAGCACGTCACCGTCATCAAGTCGTCGTCGCTCCCGACGCGCTCGCCTGTTGGTTTCGCCATCCTCTTTTGGCTGCTGCTCGATCGCCTGGGCGCGCCAGGCTGGGCATTCGGCGTGCTCGGTACGCTGGTGTTCTTCATGACCGTGTTCTGGATCGTCTCGTTCTGGACTGAGTCCAAGCAAGACGTGCCGGGCTTCGGGGAGAAGTAACGTGAGCATGCCGATCGTCTGCTACCGCGACCAGATCATCCGTGCTGTCACTGGCGGCAAGCCAGCCATGGTCTTCCACGTGGTCGACGAGACAGCGCTGCGGCGCCTGTGCGAGCGCCTGGCAGAAGCCGAGCAAGCGGTCGAGATGCTGCGCGCCAAGGGCTATGGCCATCCCGGCCTGCTGCTCAATGAGCTGGCGGCAGCCATCCCAAGCAAGGAACCGACATGATCGAAATACTGTTGGCAGGCAATGCTCTGATCGCGATTGCGGTAATGCTGCTGTCGATCGGAGTGCAGAAGCTTTATAAGGCGCAGGCTGCCGAGAATGCAGCCCTGCGTTATGAGCTGCGTGCGCTGCGTGAAGATCTGCGTTTGCTGCGCATGGAAGCGCGCGATCTCGGCGCATCGGTCATGCGCGTGTCAGCGTGAAGCTGACCGCTCTCAAGTCCCGACTGCAATCGGCCGCGCCGCGCGTTGCCACCCTGACTGCACGCCCTGGCGTCGTGGTCGAGCGCAAGCGCGGCTATGCAGGCGTGCTGGATCGGAAGCGCATCCGCGCACGTGACTGCAGCCTGTGCCAAGAGTGCAAGCGGCAGGGCCGCACAACCATCGGCCATCCGGTCGACCACATCAAGCCCTTGTGGGCTGGAGGCAGTGATGATGACGGCAATAAAGAAACCCTTTGCGTACCTTGCCACGATGCTAAGACGGCTCGTGAAGCGCGGCAGCGTGGCTCGTCCTATTGACCTGTCGCTTGCGAAGGTGGTCATCGCGCCAGGCGACACGCTGCTCATCACCTGCGACCAGCGCCTGACCAAGGAGCAGGTCGAGCATATCAAAGCGAACTTCGCCACCTCCCTGCCTGGCGTCAAGGTCGCGATTCTGAGTGGCGGCCTTCGTGCCACCGCCGTCCTGGCCCAGGGGTAGGGGGGGCAACAAAGTCTGGAACCCCCTTCGGCCAGACACCGACTAGTTCCGCACGCGCGAAAAAATCCCCCCTTTAAATCAAGGAATTCAAATGACCGGCGTGAAAGGGCGCAGCGGCGGCGCTCGCGCTGGTGCTGGCCGCCCAAAAAAAGCAGCACCAGAGAGGCCGCCCGTGTCGGGCTACACCGACCCGCTGCAGTTCTTGCAAGCAGTGTGGACCGGCGAACTGGAGGCATCGGTCGCTCAAGTCCGCGCGGCGACGGCGGCATTGCCGTTCAAGCACAGGAAGCTCGGGGAAGGCGGGAAAGCCGATTTGAATAAAGGCGCGGCTGAGGCAGCGGCCACCGGCAAATATAGCCCTCGCACGGGCCCGCCCGGTGCGATGAAACATTAGGGATTAGACAATGGATTACACAACGGCGTGTCCAGATTGGGAACGTCGCATTGTGGCGCGAGAATCGTTGATCGTTCTCCCACCATTGTTTCCCGACGTTGCCGCTGATGCGTGGAGCATTTGCAGTAGCTTCATCTTGGTCGACGTGAGAGGACGGCCGACGGTAGGCGAGGCATCGCTGCCTTGGCTACGCGAGTTTGTCGAGGCGGTGTTCGGCGCCGAGGATCCGGAGACGGGCCGACGCCACATCAACGAGATCATGCTCATGGTCAGCAAGAAGAATGCCAAGAGCACGATCGCGGCAGCCATCATGCTATGCGCGCTTATCATGAATTGGCGGCCTTCGGCCGAGCTGTTGATCCTCAGCCCTACCAAGAAGGTTGCCGATAACAGCTACAAGCCGATCCGCGACATGATCAAAGCTGATCCGGAGCTGGAAGCGCTGCTGAAAATTCAGGATTACAACCGCAAGATCACGCACAACACAACTGGCGCCACGCTCCAGGTGGTTGCTGCTGACAGCGATACCGTCTCGGGTGTGAAAGCATCGTTCGTATTCGTCGATGAATTGCACGAGTTCGGCAAAAAAGCGCATGCGTCAAACATGCTTCTCGAGGCGACCGGTGGCCTGACATCGCGCCCTGAGGGCTTCGTCATCTATGCAACGACGCAGTCAGCTGAGCCGCCGGCAGGCGTCTTCAGGGCGAAGCTTGATTACGCACGCAAGGTGCGCGACGGTCTGGTGCTTGATCGCAAGTTCCTTCCAGTGATCTATGAGTTTCCGCCGGCCATGCTCGAGGCCAAGGCATACGAGGATTTGGAAAGCGCCTATGTCACGAACCCGAACTGGGGTGCCTCCGTTGACATCGAGCGCATCACCCAGCTGCGCAGTCAAGCCAAGGAGACTGGCGAGCAGGAATTCAAGGAGTTCTTGGCCAAGCACCTGAACGTCGAGATCGGCCTGAACTTGCGATCAGACCGCTGGGCGGGCGCTGACTTCTGGGAAGCCGCAGCCGATAAGACCATCACCCTGGAAACGCTCATCGAGCGTTCCGATGTGGCCGTGATCGGGATCGACGGTGGCGGACTGGACGACTTGCTGGGCTTGGCAGTACTGGGTCGCGACCGCGAAACCGGGAAGTGGCTGTTGTGGTGCCGCGCCTGGGTGCACGAAATCGCGCTCGAGCGGCGCAAGGAGATCGCGCCGCGGCTGCTGGACTTCCAGAAGCAGGGCGACCTCACCATCGTGAAGCGCCCTGGCGACGACGTCATGGCCGTGTGTGACCTGATCTGTCAGGTGCGCGACGCAGGCCTCCTGCCGGAAGTGAAGGGCATCGGCGTCGACGCCGCCGGTATCGGCGCAATCGTCGACGAGTTGATCACCGAAGAGCGCGACATCGACATGACTCAGATCGTCGCGATCACCCAAGGCTACAAGCTGAATGGCGCCATCAAAGACACTGAGCGGAAGGTTGCCGGCGGCGAGTTGCTGCACGCCGGCCGCCCAATGATGGCCTGGTGCGTCGGCAACGCGCGCATTGAAGACAAGGGTAACGCCATCCTGATCACCAAGCAGGCCAGTGGCAAGGCCAAGATCGACCCGCTGATGGCCACGTTCTGCGCGGTCTCGCTGATGGCGCTGAACCCCGCCGGGGCGGCGGCGCCGGAAATTCACGTATTGGACTTTTGATGACCGGACAACTGTTGAACCTCGAGTCGACCACGCACAAGTCGCGCGTGCTTGATTCCTGGATGGCCGGTCGCGATGGCGCTGCAGAGCGTGCTGGCATCGTGGCGCTGGGCGAGAACTCCAGTGGCAGCATGTCGATGGGCGAGTTGGCCAACCTGCTGGGTGCTGCGCATCGCTCATCCTCCGGGGCGGCCGTCACCGCCGAAACGGGCATGCGCGTATCGGCTGCTTACGGCTGCATGTCGCTTGTGGCTGGCGCAATTGCAACCTTGCCGATCGGCATCTATGAGCGTATGGGCAACGAGCGCGACTCGGCTGACCATGAATACTGGTGGATGCTCAATGAGCTGGCCAGCGATGGCTGGACGGCATCCGCAGCCTGGGAGGCGGTCATGCTGTCGAAGCTGTCACATGGCGATGGCTTTGGCGAATGGCTGCGGGCAAGCCCGTATAGCAATCGCGTCATCGGCTGGAAGCCGCTCAAGCGGCAGTCGGTGCAGCCCTTCAAAGACGGCAAAAGTGTGTACTACCGGATCAGTCCGGACGACGGGCCGTCGTACGTCCTTGACCGCGCCGACGTCATCCATCTACCAAGCCTGGGATTCGACGGGCTGACAAGCCCAAGTCCGCTTACATACGCGGCGCTGGAAGCGATCGGCACCGCGCTTGCAGCGCAGGAATATACAGGCAGGTTTCTCGCTGGTGGCGGCAACTTCGATTACGCGCTCAAGACCGCGTCGAAACTGGACAAGGTCCAGCTAGAGCAGCTCAAGGCATCGCTCATCGCGCGTGCGCAGAACGGGGGGCGCGGCCCGTTGATTTTGTCCGGCGGTCTAGAGCCGGCCCAGGTCAGTGTGAATTCGAAGGACGCCGAGATTTTGGCCACCCGCTTATTCACGGTGGAAGAGATCTGCCGCGTCTTCGGCGTTCCGCCTGTCATGGTCGGACACGGCACTGCGGTCTCCAACTACGGGACTGGCGTGGAGCAACAAGGTATTGGCTTTACGCGCTACACCTTGCAGCGGCATTTGACGCCGATCCAGCAAGAGCTCAACAGCAAGCTCTGGCCAGTTCGCCAGCGGTACTTCGTTGAATACATCACCGCGGCGCTCGAGCGTGGCGACCTGAAGGCCCGATACGATGCTTACCGCATCGCGCTGGGCCGCGCCGGCGAAATGCCGTTCATGACCGCAGACGAAGTTCGCCGCCGCGAAAACATGCCGTCCAACACGAACCTTAAAGTAAACGGAGGCACTAGTGTCGAAAAGCCTGACCAAGCTCCTGGCGAGCAACAAGAAGCGTCCTGAGCGCGTACCGCAATCCAAGATCGTGGCCAAGGCCGACGAGGTCGAGATCTACATCTACGACGCGATCGTGTCGGACGAGGAGACTGCCTACTGGATGGGTGGCGTCTCGGCCGAGGCGCTGGTGCCGCAGATCCGCGACATCAAGGGCGGCACGATCCACCTGCGCATCAACAGCCCGGGTGGCGACGTGTTCGCAGCCCAGGCCATCTGCCAGGCCATCCGCGACACCGGCGCCAAGGTCATCGCGCACATCGATGGCTATGCGGCCAGCGCAGCCACCGTCATCGCCACTGCGGCCGATGAGGTCGAGATTGCTGACGGCGGTTTCTACATGATCCACAACGCCTGGACCTGGGCGATGGGCAACGCGAACGACATGACGTCGACCGCAGGCCTGCTCTCGAAAATCGACGCATCGCTCGCTGGCCAGTACGCCAAGAAAAGCGGCATGTCGGTCGAAGACCTGCGCGCCGCCATGGACGCCGAGACCTGGTACACCGCCGACGAAGCTGTCGCTGCGGGCCTCGTCGATCGCATCGCTGCAGGCAAGAAGGTCGAATCGTCGTGGGACATGAGTGCGTACGCGCATGCCCCGAAGCCTGCCCAGGCCGATCCCGACCAGGTCGACCCGGTCGCCACCGAAGAGCACCGCGCGCGCCAGCATCAGCGCATCGCCTCGATGGCCCGCCTCCAAGTTAGCTGACGCTCTCGCGCCACTAAGCCAGCCACCTTCGGGTGGCTTTTTTATGCCCAACGGCCGCGAGAGCGGACCACCCCCATCGAAAGGTTTTACATGACCAAGCTCGCAGACCTGCGCGCACAACGCGACACCGTGGCCAAGAAAGTCCACGACCTGAACAACAAGTACCCGACTGACCAGCGCATGCCGGCAGCCGAGGCTGGCCAGCTGGACACGTTCCTGGCTGAAGTCGAAGCGATCGACATCGAGATCGCACGCGAAAACCGCATCGCCCAGCTGGCCGGCGAGACGTCGGAAGGCCAGCATGCCATTGCATTGGCTGCTGCAACTCGCCCCGGCGGCGCACAGACTGAAGAAACCACCGCTCTGCGCGCGATGCTGTCCGGCGGCCTGTCGGCCCTGAGCGATGATCAGCGCCGCTCGATGCGCGCACGCGTGAGCCCGGACATCCGTGCAGCAATGTCGACCACCACTGGCTCGGAAGGCGGCTATACCGTCGCTCCGGAGTTCAGCACGACGCTGATTCAAGCCATGAAAGCCGCGTTCGCTGTGCGCAGCGTGGCCACTCAATTCCAGACCGCAACTGGCGCCCAGCTGCCGTTCCCGACCGCCGACTCCACCTCGGAAGAGGGCGAGATCGTCGGCCAAAACGCGCCCGTGACCAAGCAAGAAACAAGCTTCGGCATCGCGTCGCTGGACGTGTACAAGTACTCGTCGAAGTCGATCGCGCTGCCATTCGAGCTGATCCAGGATTCGTTCTTCAACATCGAATCGTATATCCAGAATCTGCTTCAGTTGCGTCTCGGTCGCATCCAAAACCGCCACCACACCCTGGGTACCGGCACCGGGCAACCACGCGGCCTTGTGCCGGCAGCAGGCGCGGGCAAAGTCGGTGCAACCGGTCAGACGGTCACCATCACGTACGACGACCTGGTCGATCTGGAGCATTCGGTCGACCCGTATTACCGCCCAGCCGGTAAGTGGATGATGAACGATGACACCCTGCGGATTCTGCGGAAAGTGAA